CGTGGACGTGGAAGGAAAGCGGCGAGAAATCGCAGGGCGTCATCTACGAGGAAATGCTCGACGTGCTGCCGGAGCTAACCAGCAACGAGGGCGGGGCTAAAGGTGTCAAATATCAGAACCTCGTCGGTCTGCTGATCGAAAGCGTGAAGGCGCTGAAGTCTGAGATCGAAGAAATCAAAAGAGCGCGGTGATGGCGCTACAGGGATCAGGTGCTATCTCGCTACTAAACCTTGCGACGGAGTTCGGCGGCACCGCGCCTCACAGCATGTCCGAATACTACCGAGGCGGGGGTCTTGTTTCCAGCAATAACACAAGCGTGCCGACAAGTGGCGCGATCTCTCTGACAGATTTCTACAACGCGACTGCGGCGCTCGTTCTCGACATAACGGGGAATGCTAATGAGTATAATATCCTCACCGCCGCTACCGCTGCGGGCTATAACGCCGCGACCGATACAACGCCGATCATCGTCAACGTATTGGCTGGCGCGACCGTCGGCGGCACCAGCTCGTATGCGCTTCGAACAGGTGCGCTCAACGCCGACAGCGATCTGACAATCAATGTCGCAGCGACCGCAAGTGTGGTCGGGTATACTGGGGCTACAGGTGGGTACGACTCTGTGCCCGGATCACCCGGCGGCGATGCTATTTACTTTGAGACAGCCACGGGTGGCAGCGGCGTCTATTCGGTTGTGAACTCTGGAACCGTGGGCGGTGGAGGCGGTGGCGGTGGCGGTGGCGGTCAGCAGGGCACGGCGTATACCGCCTCCTATGATCCTAAAAGCGGCGAACCATACTGCAACCCTAACTACTATATACTGACTGGATACAATGGATCACCCGGAGCAGCCGGAGGCTTAGGCCAAGCGGGTGCCGCAGGAACAGCGGGCGCGTGGTATCCTACGGCTATTCCACAGTGTTACATACAATATGCTGGACCCGGTGGGGCTGGTGGAGCCGCCGGGTTTGCTGTCCGCAAAAATGGCCGCACTGTTTCCATAACCGGCGGCGGCAGCTATCTGGGGAGTACCGCATAATGAAAGTTCTTATACCGTTTTCCGGCGGCATCAACAGCACATATGCACTGCATCGCTGGCTGACTGAAACGGACCACGACATCGTGGCGGTGTACGCGCTCGAGAGTTGGGTCGGCTTGTACAACGGAGATAGCTGGCGGCAATCGCGTGAAACAAAAGCCGTCAACGCGATGGTCGATTGGCTAAAAGCAAATTGCCGCGATTTCACCTTCGAACAGAAAGCCGACTGGCCGGTTGTCGAAGAAGACATGCAGCCCATTCGCGTGGGCTTTACCGAAACGCGAAACTACGGGATCGTCTCGGCACGATATCAGGGCTACTCGGACATCATCGACGAGCACTCTCCGGACATTTTCGTACCCGGCATCAGCCTCGAAAATACTGCGACCGACTGTGAACCTGTGCTGCGGCACCACTATCTGCGCGACGGTATGCAAGTGGTGTACGCCGGGTCGCGAACCCTTGACCCTGTTGTGGAGCCGCTGGATTACGACGCAGTCGCCGCGAATTTGATGGGCCGGTTCGAGCAGCTTGAAGTCATCCCGGCAGACCTGAAAGTCTTGATGGCGATCAAGTGCGACCTCGACCACGGCGCGGGCATGGATTGGACGTGCCTCGTGTGCGGCTACGAAAAGAGCCGCGAGGCACTGGCGTCGATGACGGGCGCAGAGTTCGATGCAATGTTTGCGGAGTACGGCCAGTACGGCGCGTGGCGGGGTGAAGCAGACCCGGCCACCTACAAATATCGTGGGTGGCCTTATCAAAAGTTCGGAGAAATTTTGGGGCTACCAGAAAATGTTAGGTGGGACTGATGGACGATCACGCCAAAACTATTATCGACGTAAGCAGCATCACCGTCGTGCTCGCAACGCTTGTCGAATGGCTCCCTGCGGCGGCAGCTTTGGCGTCCCTGATCTGGTCAGTAATCCGCATTTACGAAACCGAAACAGTGCAAAGGTGGATCGAGAAATGTCGCAAGCAATCATAATGAGCTACGGCGAAGTCATTCTGCTCGGCGTGGTCATGGCTGGGCTGCTGCTGGCTGCGTTTCGTAAATGATCGGCATCATCGGATCAATTCTCAGCCCAATCATCGGCGGCGTGCGGGACTACGTGCAGACCGGCCAAGAGATGAAGAAGGCTGAACAGGAGAATCGCGCTCGGCTTCTTCGCGACAAGCAGACAAACAATGCCGAGTGGGAAATGGCGACCCTGACCGACAAGGACAAGTGGCTGCGGCGCACATCATTCGCCATGTTCGCCGCGCCATTCTTCTGGGCGCTTGTGGATCCGGGAGCGGTCGAACAGTATTTTAATGTCGCGCTGGCGGCCATGCCGGAGTGGTACATTCAGATGTTTGGGGCCATGGTCGGCGGCGTGTGGGGCATCAGCGCGTTGAAGAATACAGCCCCGGCGCTGATAGGTGGCATCATTAAGGCGGTGAAAAAGTAATGGCAAACAAAGTAGCAGCGGCGGTCTGGCATCCGCTGAAGATCAAGCACCGGACCAGTATCGGCAACGGATCAAACAGCAAGCCGTCGAACAAACACAAGCGCCGGTCGTGGAAGAAGTACCGAGGGCAAGGCCGTTGACGTTCGAGGAAAGCCTGCGCCTGACGCTGGAGGCAGACGAAGGTATCGTTCACGAAATATATGAAGACCATCTCGGAAATCCGACGTGCGGCATCGGGCACCTTCTGGTCCCGCAAGACAGGGAATACGGGTGGCCCATCGGCACGGAGATCAGCGAGGCGCGTGTCACGCAATTATACAATCAGGATGTTAATATCGCGCTGAAGGATGCTCGCTGGCTGCACCCTGACTTTGACGACCTGCCGGACCCTGCGCGTATCGTCATTGCGTCCCTGTGCTTCCAGCTAGGATTGCCGCGATACCAGAAGTTCAAGCTGCATCACGCCGCTATAGAAACTAGGGACTGGCGTGAGGCCGCAGCACAGCTTCGCGATAGCAACCTGTACCGGCAGACGACGAACCGCACTGAGCGTCACGCTAGGCGGCTGGAGAGTATAGATGCCTAACCCCGGAATATCGAAAGATGTAGCGAAAGAGTTTGTCGAGTTAGTAGAGCAGAAACTGCGCGAGGGTTACGCCCCTGTAGGCGAATCGATCAGCAACAGAGATGGCGCACTTGCAGCGGCGTGTAAGCAGCTCAAGTTGCCGACAGGCTCACGCAATTCCCGCCTCGAAGCATCCGAGCGCAAGTATCGCAAGGTGGACTGGGGGCAGTACAAGCCGCTCGAAGAGCCTCAGGAAAAGCCTACCTTTGATCTGCCGGTGTTTCCGGACGACGACATTGAAGTCGACGCGATCCTCGACCACCTGTCTCGCCGGTTCGAGAAGAAGCTGGCGAACGAGGATGCGAAAACTTGGTTCGATGTGAACGTGCGTATCGACGGGCCTGTCGGGCTGGCCGTCGTCGGAGATCCGCATCTCGGAACGCACTGCAACATACCTCTGCTGCGGCGCGACATCGAGATCATGTCGCAGACTGAAGGCATAATGGCCGTTAACATCGGCGATACTGCTGACAACTGGGGTCGGATGATCTACCTCTACGCGGAGGACGACATCAGCAAGCCGACAGAACGCAAGCTGGCGCGGTGGTTCCTGCGTGACGCCGGCGTGCCGTGGGTGGTCTGGCTGCACGGCAACCACGACACGATGCACGGCGAGTTATCCACGTTCCTGAAGTCAGAGAACGTGGCACAGATACCAATGATCGACTGGCGGGCTAAGTTCAAGCTGCGGTTCCCCGGCGGCGGCGAGGTCAAGATCGACGCCGCGCATAACCACAAAGGCACGTCGATCTATAACCGCCTGCACGGTCAGAAGCGTGCGGCTCTATTCGACGAAGACGCCGACATCTACGTGGCCGGACACCATCACACATGGGGCCTGACGCACGAGGAGATGGAGGACGGGCGCGTCGTATGGATGGGTCGCGCCCGTGGCTACAAATGGATTGACGAGTATGCAACCCGGCACAATTTCCACCGGGACGAATACGGATCCACGATCCTGTTCGTGATAGACCCTGAGGAAGGCAGCGCGGTCAAACGGATCAGCGCGTTCGCGGATCTTGAGGAAGGCGCTGACTTCCTGACGTGGAAAAGAAAAAAGGCGGCGCTGTAAAGCGCCGCCAGTCGTCCGGGGAAGGGAGAGACAAAAAGCCCCGGTTAAAAGTTAACGGTCCACGTGTGACCGGCCTGCTGCAAACGACGCAAATTAGAAAGCTCAGCCTCCAGCTTCGGGATAACCTCATAATCGTTGTCGAAGATGGCGCTGTCAAGCTCTCGGGAAACCCTCCCGAGAGCCTGATCTATCGTCTCAACTACATCACACATGATTATTTTTGAAGGGTCTGCACAAAGGCCTTCAGCTCCTCGATCTTGTCGACCGGAACCCACACAGGCACTCGCTTGAAACCTGCCTCCACCTTGCGCAGTTCGTATTCCTTCTGCCGCTCGGCTCCTGTTTTAGCCATCTCTTTTCTCCTCTTCATCTAACGCCATGACGATGGTACGCGCATAGCCGGCGATATCTATGGCGCTGTCGATATGGTCCGGCGTAGCGATCAACCGGGCCATCTTGATTGCTATTAGGGTCAGAGCACACCGCACCTCCGGGTGCGGGCACTCTGCTACTACATCCATGATAGCCTGACCCCGACGGAAGTTATCCAGCGGGTGCCCGTAGTTAACTTCCCGGCGCTGTGTAACGTCTGCGCACGCAGCATCGAATTGCTCAGTACGGGTCATCGAAATAGATCGAGCTGCTCAGGGTTATCAGACAGCCACTGCTCCCGGCTGATCATACCCCCTCTGCCGCCCCCCACCCTCAGGGCGTGATCTATACGGCACTCTGCGCTTCTCTTAGGCCACTGACCCTTGATGACCTCGTGGGCGGTGCGGCCGATCTGATCTAAGCTGGCCTCTATATCGATGCGACCATCGAGCAGGTGCGTGAGGTAGCGTTCGTTGTGGTGCCCGCTCCGCTTTTTCAACCCGAGATGCGGTCTGGCTTCGGGAGCCCGCTTGGACACAAGCTCCTTGTGCATCTTTGCGATTAACCGCTCCACAACCTCAACCCTATTAGTCAGCTCTTGAATGTCGCGCTTAGTATTGAACATGGTTATCTCCTCTAACCTAACTTGCCCCAGTTATCACCAATGCCTCCCTCAACCAGTCCGTCCGTCGGGGCTCCGGGGAACAGATCAAGGTAACCGGCAGTCATATCCTTCTCCATCAGAAGAAGGCAGTCCTGCGCGTCGTCGGCCGCAGCCTCGTCAATCAACGCGTCGTGGATCGTGGATAGTATCAGTGTCTGCTGCTGCTGTCTAGCCTGACGCTGTGCGTCCAGTGTCTGCTTGTGGCGAAAGATGGCGCGGGCCATGACCGACAGCGCAGCTCGCTGCACGGGATAGTTGGCGCACTTCGGCAGGTCCGGGCTCTTGCCCATGTAGATGGTGCCGCCGTCGATGCAGCGGATATAGCGGGTCTTCGCTGCCTGCTCCATCATCACGTCGCGATAGCCAAACGCGTTGCTGTACCGCTCTGACCAGAAGTCGATATAGTCCTGGGCTTTGTTGGTGGAGGTGCGCATCGTGACGGACAGGCCTCCGGCACCGGATCCGTAGATGATGCCAAAGCTGACGGCCTTGGCCGCAGTTCGTGCCGCCTTGCCCTCCGGCGTCGACTTGTCGATGGCGTGGCCGGCGATGACAGACGCCACCTCAGCATGAACGTCGCCATATACAACGTCTTGCAGGAGCTGCTCGTCCTCCGACAGCAGGGCAAGCACGCGCAGCTCGATGCCGCTGTAGTCCAAGCTGACCAGCTTCTTGCCGGATGGAGCAATGAATGAGGACCGCACGCTGGTGCGCTCGCCGAGCAGGTCAAGGTCGCGGGGGATCTGCTGTAGGTTCGGCCCGGTAGACGAGAACCTGCATGTCTTTGCAGCTCCGATGTTGAACCGGCAGCGCACCCGCCTGTCCTCGTGTACCTCAGCCTTGTCGGCCAGTGTGTAGCCGAAGCTGCTGAGGTACTTAGACATCTTCTTGTAGTCCCGCAGGTCGTCGACCAGAGAGGTTATCGGGTTCTCCCCAAAGTGCGCATAGAAGTGTGCGCCGATCTTCGACAGCGTGTTACCTGTCATGGACAGGGTGCCGGTCTTCTCAGTGCGGGGCCACTTAGACAGGATGTTGTCGGGCATCTCGCGGGCGAAGAAGTCGCTCCACTGCGTGTCGGAGTTGATGTTCTCGACCTGCTCTGGCGGGACTACTGAGCGGAGAGCCTTGATCTTATCCTCAGATATCTCGGCCCACCGCTTGGCTAAGTGTCGGTGCCGGCGAGTATCGACAAGCATACCGCTGTCCTCCATCTCGATCACCGCCGGCACCATACCGTCGAGCAGCTCCCAAGCCCCCAGATGCAGCTCGTCGGATCTATCATACCAGTGCTGAAACAGATCCCACGTATCGACCGCGTCCTTGAACGCGTAGTCGAGCTGGGACTGCGTCAGCTCCGGGGCAGCCCAGTTGCTGGTCTGCTCCGTCTTGTCCATCTCCCGGTCCAAGTCCCACGCCACAACCTGCTTCAAGCTGTAGCGGCCGCCGCCAAGTATGGCGCGGCGCAGGAAACCAACATCCCGGCAGCGTGTTTTCGGGTATCCGGCGGCGATGAACCACCTCAGCTCGAACCCGCTGTTAAATACGATCCACTCCCCCCGGCTGAACATGTACGCGCAGGCCTCGAATCCGCCCTGTATGGCGTCGAAGTCCACGACGGCACCCCGAGTACCATCGAACAGGCTGACAAGCCTCACACGCCCATCTGAGGGCCGTAGAGAGGTGGTTTCAAAGTCGAGTGCGCAGAACCCGTCGTCGATGGCGTCGACATACTGCTGCAGCTCGTCGGTATCTGTGATCAGTTTGTACATGGTGTCTTTCAGATAATTCAATAATTCAAGCACACCTTCCTCTAACTGAGGGAAATAGGTGGAGGGGGGTGTCCTTGAATTATTTAAAGATCTCCCCCCAGTTCCGTAACATCTGCGTAACAGGGCAGCCGCCGCCCGTTCCGTAACACTTGCGTAACAGGGCGGCGGCCTTGCACTACTTCAGCTTCTTGGGCTGTTTGCCCGCGAGCAGGTCGTCCATGCTACCGCCTGCGAAGAACGCCAGCGCAGCCTCCCGAGTAACCCACGCGACGACCGGGAAGGTAGGCTTCCAGTTCGTGTGGTCGTTTGACGTGAACGACTCCGACGCGAACTTGATTATCGGCAAAGACGGCTCTTTGGTTTTAATCTGCGCGGATACCTTTGACAGCATCTCCTCGATGGAGTTGCGGGCACCGGTGGCGTTTGACGAGAACTTGAAGTTCTGCCCGCTGCCATCGAGGGCAACGCAGCCAAAACCACGCAGCGGCTTCCAGCCGTCGTTGTCCTTGTAGGGTCCGTAATCCTCGAGGCTCTCCGCCGGTACGGCGGCGGCCTTGTTCAAGTACGACCACTCCTCGCGGCCGACAACCTTGCCGCCCTTCCAGCAGATCCAGCCTTTAGTAGCGGACATTGGCTCGAACAGAAACATGGATTCCGGGTCAATACCTTCGCGGTCTTTGCCGACCCGATACTGGTTCATCTTGCCGGAGAAGTCGATGAACGTGATCCCACCGCCCTTAGAGTATCCGTCCTCCTCTTGACTGCCGTCGATGGCAGCGGCCATTGCGTCGTCATCCAGAGCCGGGAGGTTGGTATCGTTGATAAAAGCAGTCAGTGCGTTAGTCATATCGGTCACCTTTAATTGACACGTTTCACATTAAGACGCTCGACAGGAGCGCCCACTTTTTCAAACGGGGTCAGATCGATCCCCGCCGCCGCGACAGCCTTACGATCAAGGCTGGCACGTCCCTTGGTCCGCGACATCGAAACCTCGATGTTGCCGACAATCATTGGCCCTGCACTCTGCAGAGCTTGTTTCATATCTTCCTTCAGGCTGTCCTTCTCCGCCTTGATGGCAGCCTCTGTGTCCTGCAGCTCTACGTAGCGCAAGACAGCCGTATCAAACCCACCCGGCCGAGACTTAGGCCGGGGCGTCCGGCTCTCCTCTGCAGCCACACCGCAGATAGCGGTAAACGCGCAGTATTTACACTCGCCGGTGCGCTTGCCCTCGCGGTCGAGCACACTGTCGCTGACAGCGGAGAATACCCGCTTGGCCTTGTTGGCATAGACATCGAGGATGCGGTCGTCAGCGTCGATGACGAACTCGAACATGCGGTTGAAGTTCGACGCGTCGACGTAGAGCAGGTAGCCTTGCGTGAGATTGTACTCAGACTTCTGGTTCAGCAGGGCCATAGCAATGCGCATCTGAGTAATGTGCGCCGGCTTCGGCAGACGCCCGGTGTTTGTTCGCGGGTCTATGGACTTGACTTCGAGGCCCAACCATTCCCCGTCGCCAAACCGTATGACCCCATCGGGTGTCGCCGAGAGCCGGCGCTTCTCGTCCTGCAGGCTGACCTGACCAGCACCCACAAGGTCGAGAGACACGTCGTTTAGAATAGACAGACTGTCGATGATGTACGCCTCGACCGCGTGACCGCGACGAGCGTACCCCCAGTCCTGCTCGGCCGCCTCACCCGGCCGATG